CCTCAGTCAGCAAGACCTATGCGGAAGGCTCGACTGACCTATCTGCTGGTGAAAACTTCGCCCTTGCTTTGCTTGCTCCATGGATCAAGCGGCCGGGCACCATCATGCTCAAGCGGGTGTAGTCATGGGGATGCGCGAAGAGGTCCAGGCCGAACTGGCCGAAGCATTTGATGATCCGGACGGACTTGGCGATGCAGTGAAACCTGTAGAAGGCGCGCGCAAGTCCAGCCCCGTTTACGACCCATCTACTGGCACTACGACCGGGGGAATGGTCACCTACGCCGGGCGCGGCGTCTTCGGCAGCTACCTTGCCAAGGAGATCGACGGCTCGCTGATCCAGACCACAGACGTGAAGCTACTGATCCTCCAGAACGAACTCTACGTCTCGGTCGCTGGTGCGCCGACACCCAGTCCAGCAGAGCCGAAGATTGGCGACACAGTGGGCGGAAAGCGCGTGTTGAATGTGAGCCAGGATCCTGCTGCCGCGACATGGACTGTACAGCTGAGAAAGTAGATGGACAAACCTAGCTGAGAGTACTAGCGTGTTCCCTATTTCCATATAGACAGGGACTTCTAATATGCGCATGCAAGCTTTCTTATGCTCTCTCGTTTTCGGCCTGCCAGCGTTTGCAAATGCTGATGTAGATGTCAATGTTAAGAACGAGATCATCGACCGATGCAAATCGCAAATGGGCCAGTATGGTGCTGCGATGGTTAAAGCATGCGTGGACCAAGATTTAGAAGCGGTAGAGAAACTTGGGATGATTCCTAGCCAGTACAAGTCCACGGTGAATCGCTGCATGAAGCAAATGCGTCAATATGGTTTCGCCATGGTTAACGCCTGCGCCGAGCAGGATGTAGCTGCTGACAAGGCGCTCAGTAAGTACTAGTCGCCGAGAACACTATCCGGTCGATTGCATACGATGTTTTGACTAAGCCCGCCATTTGAGCGGGCTTTTTATTTTCTATGAGCGTGCTTATGGGTTCCAAATATGCAGGACTCAACGGCGGGTTCGCTGCCCAGATTCAGGCCTTTGCCAATCAGGCGCAGCAGGCCATCGACGCGACGTTGCGCGAGATTGTCATCGAGCTCGGCAGCAGCGTGATTCGCATGTCGCCCGTGGGCAACCCGGAAATCTGGGCAGCCAACGTAGCGCATCGACAGAAGAACACCCGCTCCGCCGATGACTACGACTTCAAGGTTGCCGTCCGAAATACGCTGATCAACCTGGACGACACCAATTTCACCAAATCCGGCAATCTGCGCAAGGGCGTGAAGTATGCCAAGCCGCTGACCAAGGCCGAGCGGGTGCAGAACTTCAACGTGAATGGTCTGGTCTCCGGCAAGGGCTACGTCGGCGGGCGCTTCCGTGGCAACTGGATGTTCAGCATCGGCTCGCCGGATAACACCACGACGGAGGAGGTCGACCCGAGCGGCCGCAAATCCACCGCACGCATCGTCGACGGCGCGATTGAGTTCAAGGCAGGCGACACGGCCTACATCACCAATTCGTTGCCGTATGCGATCCCTCTGGAGTTCGGCCATTCTCATCAGGCTCCCGGCGGCATGGTCCGTATCACAGTCGCGCGCTTCCAGCAGATCGTGCTGGAGGCCATCAGGAACAACCAGGTATGAGCCACAGAATCATTCGCCGAATTTATGAGCAGCGCCTTTCGACTTGGGCGACTGCTCGCAACTTGAACATCGCGTTTGAGGGTGTTGAGTACGAGCCACCGGCCGACGAAACCTACCTGCGGGTGTTCTCGCTTCCTGCAGGCACTGACACCCAGACACTGGAAGGCACGGATCGGATTTACACAGGCGTTTTCCAGATCAGCATCGTTTCTCCGGCCGGCAATGGCACAGGCGATGCGGAGGGGCTGGTCGATGACCTCGACGAGCTGTTTCCGACATTCCTGAGACTCAAGCAGGGCGACTTCGAAGTGATTGTACTGACGCCTGTTGAACCCGGGCCGGCCATTGTCGACGACACCACCCTTACTGTATCGGCTTCGTTTCAGTATCGGGCCGACACTGCCTAATCCTCATTGACGCCACTGTGGCTTTGATCAGCTAGCTTAACCTGTGCCAAGTCGGCCAAAAGCCGAGTCGAAGTGGGTGGGCTCAAGGCGGTCAAACTCTTTTAGCAGCGGCTCTCTCACCTTTTTCCAGGCAACCCCCAGCTCTTTTCTAGTGGCTGCGCTTGCTGTAATCGAGTAATCGCCTCTCAAATAGTATTCGCTCGTCTTGCGCTGGATTTCTTTCAATGATTCGAAGGGGAAGTAGCCGGGGTTACCCGGCCCCTCGTCCAGATTTTTATAGATGGATCGGAAGTCGTCGATCACGATGCTTAGATTCTTCATCGTCGAAGAGAAGTCGGCGGCATCCGGCCGAGGGTTGTGCGTGAGTTGGACGCAATTTTGGAAGGCCTCTACAAGCCTGATCCAGTTGGCGCGCAACTGCTGCAGGAAGCTTGTGCGGCGTTGGTAAACTCCTGCCAGCACGGCCGCCGGTAAAGCTGTAGCCAAAGGGATCACAGCCTTAATCGTATCTGACCAATCAGGGAGAATAAGCCTGGAAAAGATGACGATTAGAATGAATATCAAATACAGGATGGCGATGGCAGTGAACCACATCCTGAATGCCTTTCTGGTCATAGTGAGCGCCATTAGGTGAGTTCTGAGACTTACTACACCACCACTGGTGTAGCTGATGACTTCATTTGAAACAAGTAACGGGCCCAACTGAAGGCCCCCTGTTTGTGATAACTGCCCATTGGGCAACCCTGAACCCCGCCAAGTGCGGGGTTTTTTATTTGTGTACGAGGAAAACCCAATGAGTGCCATTCTTCCCAACGGCTCGATCTTTGAAATTGCCACGGCCTACAGCGTGCCGAAGCCTTTCACTGCCATCACCAACGCCAAGCCGCCTGAGGCCAGCGCGGCTGCGCACGGCTTCGATGATGGTGACGTGCTGGTCGTGACCTCGGGCTGGACCCGCCTGAACGACAAGGTCGTCCGCGTGAGTGGCTCCGACACCGACAGCTTCGAGCTGGACGGGATCGACACCACCAAAACTTCCGTGTACACCGCTGGTTCCGGTGTCGGGTCTGTGCGCTCTGTTAGCAACTGGGCCCAGATCAGCCAGATCACCGACAACAACAGCTCCGGTGGTGAGCAGCAGTTCGCTACGTTCGGTTTCCTGGAGGAGTCGGATGACCGTCAACTGCCAACCACCAAGAGCCCGATTACTCTGTCGCTAACCGTGGCGGATGACGACAGCCTGCCGTACGTTGCGGCCGTAGAAGCCGCCGACGACGATCGCGAGCCGCGCGTGCTCCGTCTGACCCTGCCAAACGGCGCGACCATCTACTACAACGCCTATGTCTCGATCACACCGACTCCGACCCTCACGCGCAACAACGTGATGGCCCGCGTCATCACCCTGTCGCTGGCTTCTCGCCCAACTCGCTACAAGGCGGCCTAATCCATGGCGACCAAGTTCAAAATCGCTCAGTCCGCCACGTTTAAGGCGGACGTGGAAATCCCACGCGTAGGCGGTACCACTGTGAAGGTGCCGTTTGAGTTCAAGTACCGTAACCGCAAAGAACTGGCCACGTTGTTCGCTGGCTGGCAGCAGGCGGCGAAAGATGATCAGCAGCGGTTCAAGGAGAAGGGCGACGAAATCACTCTGGTCGACATCACTGACGCGAACATTGAGCGGCAGGTCGAGCAAGTGAGCGAGCTCGTGGTGGGTTGGGGCTTTGAGGACAAGTTCACGCCTGACGCCATTCGCGCGCTGGTCGAAACCTCTGCCGGTGCCGGTGACGCGATCGTTACTGCATACCAGAACGCTTTTGCGGTCGCCCGCCTGGGAAACTGAGGACGGTCGCGCGCCTAATGTACGAAGCAGGGCCGTCTGATTCCGATCTCGCGGCCTTCGGCTTGTCCCGCGCCGACATCCCAGATGAAGAGTTCGAAGTCTTCCCTGATGCGTGGCCCGCATTTCTCACGTTTAACGCCTTGTCCACGCAGTGGCGTACCAGCTTCGGGGGCGCCGTGGGCCTGGACTACAGCGTCATCAGCGACGTGACCACCTTCCTCGGTTTCACGAAAAAACAAACAGCCAGGATATTTCCGGACCTTAGGGTCATGGAGGCCGAGGCGTTGCTCGTCATGAGCGAATCGAAATAGCGGAGCACTCATGTCGGGCACAATCGCAGAACTGGGGATCGCGGTTGATTCGGGTGATGCCGCCCAAGCCGCAACCGATCTCGACAAACTCACCGCGGCTGGCGTAAAGGCCGAGAAAGCCGCCGACGACGTCACCGCCGGTTTCAAAAAGACAGCGGACGCCGCTGACAAGTTGGCGGAGGCGGAAGCGCGTGCCGCTCAAGCGACCGATGAGGCGAAGGCGCGGCTGATCGAGGTAGCGAGAGCCTCGCTTCAAAACAGCGAGTATTACCAGCGACTGACGACCAGCGTCAGCAGCACTTCCACCGCGATGGACGCCAGCCGCGATTCAACTGCAAGCCTGGCAGCATTGCAGAAACGCCTGCAGGCTGAGTCTGACGCTCTCGTCGGAACAAATCAGCAGGGCGCGAAAGCTGCGAAGGATGCAGCGGCTGCGGTTGGCGTCCAGGCTGATGGCCTGCAGACTCTGCTGGGCAAGATCAGCCCGGCATTGGCCGCGCTGCAAAAGCTGGACGACCAGCAGGAAGAGCTGAACAAGCACCGCAAGGCCGGGACCATCGGTGAGGATGAATTCAAAACCTACTCGGCCGACATCGACACCGCCCGCCAGAAGATCAAAGACCTCGGCGACGAGACCTCTAAGTTCAGCCTGAACACCAAAGGTGCGCGCGAGAACGTCCTTCAGTTGGGCAATGCCCTCGCCGAAGGCAACTTTCGTGTGGCTGCTCACAATCTCCTGGAGATCGGGACCAGCGCGGGCGCTTCTGCTTTGCGTTTGGTTGCGATTCTTGCGCCCATCGCTGCGGTTGCCGCAGTCGTGGCCACCCTCGGCATCGCCTATTACAAGGGCAGCGAGGAAGCCGATAGTTACAACAAGGCGCTGATCATAACCGGCAACGCCGCAGGCGTCAGTGCCAGTCAACTTGGCGCACTCGCGCGCCAGGTGAGCGCAACCGTTGGCACAACCGGCGCGGCCGCCGAAGTGCTTGCCACCTTGGCCTCCAATGGCAAGATCGCAGGCGACAGCTTTGGTGCAATCACCCAGGCTGCCATCGGCATGCAGGAGGCGACCGGAACCGCTGTCAGCGCGACCATTGCCGAGTTCGTGAAGCTGGCCGATGACCCCGTTAAGGCTTCCGCGGCGCTGAACGAGCAGTATCACTACCTGACCGCGTCGGTTTACTCGCAGATCGCCGCTCTGGAAGAGCAGGGCGACCATGCAGGGGCTGTAAAGCTCGCAACCGAGCAATACGCTGACGCGATCAACGAGCGAACTCCGAAGATCCTCGAAAACCTGAGCTTCTGGGAGCGCGGTTATCTGGCGGTGGTGAAAGCCGCAGACGGCTTGAAGAACCTTGGGCGCTCCGATATCGATACGGATATCGCCAACGCGCAGCGCGATCTCGACCAAGCGCAAAACGGTGACGTCGGCCTGTTTCAAAACAAGCAGGAGATGATCGAGTACTACACCGACAAGCTCACCTTCCTCAAGGACACGAAGGCTGCCAACGCTGATATCGCCAAATATGATGCCGAGCAGGCGAAAGCGCAGCAGGATTCGATCGGGGCCATGGCCAAGATCGATGCGCTCACCAAGTCCTCCTGGACCAATGAACAAAAACGCACCGAGGCGGTAAAGGAGTACAAGAAGTGGCTGGACGATATCCGGAAGACCGATCCGAATGATTCCCGGCTCAACCAGGCGACGGTCGACAAAAATCTCGCCAACATCAACGACAAGTTCAAGGACCCGAAAGGCCCGGCAAACCAGCTGAACCTGACCGGGTTCAACGACGCTCAGAACAACCTCAAGTCAATCACTGGCTACTACCAGAACCTCGAGAAGGAACTGGATTCGGCGCAAAAGGCCGGGCTTGTCTCTGCCGAGTCCTATAGCAGCCAGCGCGTTGCGATTGTTGAGCAGGAGAAGGGCGACCTCACCGCAGCATATGAGGCCGAAATCTCGGCGCTTGAGTCTGTTCGCGACAAGTCCTCTACCACAGCGCAGCAACGCGTTCAGCTGGACGAAAAGATCGCGGACGCCAGGACCAGCATGGTCAAGACGCAGAAAGATGCTGACAGCCAGCTTGAGGTGCTGGCCAACAACGAAAAAGGCCGCATCGATAAGCAGACGCGCTCAATCAGCCAGTACGTACAGGCGCTGGATCAGCAACAGAAGGCGCTTGAACTTGCCGGGCAACGTGCAGTGCTGGGTGTGGGCCGCGGTGACAGGCAAAACGCACTCGATGGTCAACTGAACAGCCAGCAAGACCGGTTTGCTCAGCAAACGCTCGACTTGGCAAACCAGAAGTCCGACCCGTCCCGGAATATGTCGGATGATGAGTTCGCCAAAAAATCCCAGGCTCTGGCCGACGCCAATAAGAAAGCAACCGACCAGATCCGGCAGAATTACGCCGATGTAGAGATTGCCCAGGGCGACTGGACCAATGGCGCGACCGCCGCTTGGGAAAACTACCTCGACAGCGCGCGCGACATCGCCGGGCAGACGAAGACGTTGTTCACCAACGCCTTCAGCAGCATGGAAGATGCCATCGTCAATTTCGCGCTGACCGGGAAGCTTTCTTTTTCGGACTTCGCGAAGTCGATCCTTGCCGACATGGCTCGGATCGCAACACGCCAGGCGTCTTCTTCACTGCTCAGCGCCTTGTTTGGCGCCGGACTGAGCTACTTCGGCAGCGGAAGTGGTAACGGGTTGGCCGCTGGTTCCGCCGGAGCGACCTCCTCAAACCTCGGTGCATCGCAGGCTGGATATTCATCCTCCTACTTCCCCCAAGCTAAAGGTGGCGCGTGGCTGGATGGTGTCCAGATGTTCGCCAACGGCGGCGCATTCACCAACGGCATTGTCAGTTCGCCCACCGCGTTCGGAATGTCGGGTGGTGGAGCCGGCGTGATGGGTGAAGCAGGGCCTGAGGCGATCATGCCGCTGACCCGTACGTCTGGCGGTGCCCTTGGCGTCCGCGCAATCGGTGGCGGTGGGTCCAGCGTCCAGATCAGTGCTCCCGTAAGCATTTCGGTCGAAGCCCGGAGCTCCGAGGGGTTGACGCTCGATCAGACGGCACTCGCTCAGAACCTGCAAATCCAGATCAAGCAAGCGGCCGATAAAGCCGTTGCTGATTCATGGCGACCGGGTGGCGTCAGCTTCCGGCAGACAAGGACTTGACCATGGCTATTGAAACGTTCACCTGGCCGACTCAGTTCGGGGACGCGCCGGACATCAACTGGCGCACCCGGAAATCACAGTTCGGCAACGGCTACAAACAAACGGTCGGTGATGGTCCGAACAACAAGGAGCAGTCGTTCCCCATCACCTACACCGGGCCAAAGTCCACTGTGCAGCAGATTATGGAGTTCCTCGACCGTCATGGCGGGGTCAAAGCGTTCAAGTGGACAACGCCTCTTGGCGAAGTCGGCCTCTACACCTGTGAGAAAGCAGTGCCGACGCCGCTTGGTGGCGGCCAGTTCAAGCTCACCGCAACGTTTGACCAAGCATTCCTACCGTAAGGATCCACCATGCCGTTAATCAATGACCTGCAGGTTCTTGAACCTGGCAGCGAGGTGCTGCTTTTCGAGTTGGACGGTTCCGATTACGGGGCGGACGTCTTGCGATTCCATGGTCACTCAATCCCGCATACCCAGGCCGAGATCATTGCGGCAGGCGATGATGCCGATCAACTGCCGGCGAAGTCGATCTGGTGGCAGGGCGAGGAATACGGCGCCTGGCCGATGCAGATTGACGGGATCGAGGCCAATGGCGACGGGACTGCCGTGCGTCCAACGCTCTCTGTCGGGAACGTGAATGGACGAATCACGGCCCTGTGCCTTGCCTTCGAGGATCTGCTCGAGTTCAAGCTGACGATGCGGCACACCTTGGTGCGCTACATCGATGCTGTGAACTTCCCGGCGGGCAACCCAGAGGCTGATCCTACGCAGGAATCCATCGAGGTCTGGTATCTGGACCAGAAGACCAACGAGGACGGTGAAACCGTTTCGTGGGAGCTGGCCAGCCCGGGTGATGTTGGTGGCGAGTCTGTCGGCAGACAGATGACCACTCTATGCCACTGGTGCCTCACCGGCGGATACCGCGGGCCGAACTGCGGTTACACAGGTCCGTACTTCGACAAGGACGGCAACCCTACTGACAACCCTGAACTGGACGAGTGCAATGGGTTACTCACCACCGGCTGTGAGCCTCGTTGGGGTGCCAGCAATGAATTACCCTTCGGCGGCTTCCCGGCTGTCTCCCTGATTGCCCGGAGTTGACCATGCTGAAACACATCCTCAAGGCGGTGCAGGCTCATGCCGCCGCCGAGTACCCGCGCGAGTGCTGCGGCGTGCTGATCAGAATCGGCCGCAAGCAGAAGTACATCCCATGTCCGAACGCCGCAACCGACCCTGGCGAAGAGTTCCGAATTGCGCCGGAGGATTACGCTGCGGCCGAAGACCAGGGCGACGTGATCGGCATCGTTCACTCGCACCCTGACGCCACCAGCAGGCCGTCGCCGCGAGACCTGGCTATGTGTGAAGCAACCGAGTTGCCCTGGCACATCATGAGCTGGCCAGAGGGCGACCTGCGCACAATCGTGCCTGCCGGTCACACGCCGCTGCTTGGCCGGCCGTTCGTACATGGCGCTTGGGACTGCTGGCAGGTGTGCGCTGACTGGTACAAACGCGAATGGGGGCTGGAGTTCGATGCCTTCAAGCGAGAAGACGGTTGGTGGGAGCAGGCCGATGGGTCGAGCCTATACGAGCAGGCCTATGAGGCTGCGGGGTTCGAGCGCGTCGGCATACCGCAGCGCGGCGACATGATCGTGATGGAAGTAGGGCGCACCAAACACCCGAACCACGCTGGAATCTTTCTCGGCGATGATCCCACGCTGCCAGGTGAGTTGGTGGCGGTGCACGGCGCCGGACCGTTCCTGCTTCATCACATCTACGGCAAACCGTCCGAGATCATTGTCTTTGGCGGGCCGTGGCATGACAGAACACGCCTGATCCTCAGGCACTCCTATTCAAAGGTTAAAAGATCAGGAGCTACTGGCCTTTCGCTCGAGCCTTCCGCATGATTAGCAAG